CCTTCCTTCCGTATGAGAGCTTGCAGGGAACAGTCGACCATCGCAAGTGACCTATCGAAGTACTGATGGAGCTCGCTTACCTCACCCACCTTTCTTGGCTTACGTGACGCGTCCAGCATCACACCGTAAAGTTGTTTGGGTGTAACTCCTGCAGCCTTCAGTAACTTGAAGTCGACATGATTCTCCATAAAAGCCCGAGTAGCATTACCCGAGCATTTTCCCTGCCTTATGGGCTTAGCCCTACCGCCATCGACCCTCAAGACTGATACACCGAACGCCTGGAAGCGTGCCCGGCAAGGCGTCCCATCAAAGCTCAACCTATGAGTTAGTATGTCATAAGCCCTCCCTTGCAGCTCTGGAACCCAACGCTCCAAACTGGTTTTCCCTAGCACGCCTATGTTGACTGTTAGCCCCCTAGCACACACGGTCCAGAAGCCTCGAGTCATGGTTTCGGCATAAGCACGTTTGTCTAAACGAGTCTCTGATACCCAATTACCACTGACCAGAGAAGAGACTGCCCTGGCCAGGTATCCCCGAGCGCCCTTGTCGGTGAATGAAACTCGAAGAAACTCACCGCAAGCCCGCCCTACGCTCTGTTTGGCGGGATTGATCCTGAAAGGTGAGGCAGTGATGCGCTCTACGATTTCAGAGAGGCGGTCGTCCCTGCCTAACATTATGACATCGTCGCCGCTGTGGTAGGAGTCAACTTCATCGATGAGTTGCCCGCAAGCATACCGACAATAGGCGGCGTTTAGTATGGTATTCACGAAAGAAGTAGCCCTATGGCCACTAGGGAGAGTGCCCACCATTCGCGATTCGTGGGTTCCTCCTCTGTCAGACCAATGTACAAACATCGAATCCCAGCTTGCCATCGCCCAACTTAGGACCTCTGGGGGGGCACCAGCGCATGCCTCCTCAATGCATAGCTTCAACGCCTCCAAAGAGTGCTGTGAATTGAAGTCGTCGAAATCCAACATGTACCGATAACCCTTGCGATGCCCCATCCGCCTGTACATGGCACACTGCGGCTCTCTTCCGGGATCTAGTAAAACCCTGGAATTGCGCCATACAGCTTCCACGGGCTTGAGGAGATAGTCAAACGTGAAGTAGCTGCGGGTATCACAGCTGTATATGGCCCGTGTCTTCCCATGCTCTAACTTCTCACTAAACCCGGCATCGACTCTGGGAGTGCCGAAGGCGACTAAATTGTCAACCATCTCCTCGGAGGCCTCCCGTCGGGTAGGGCGGTCAGGCAGGTTTAGACGTTCCCCGAACCACTCCTCTTCTGAGTACCTGCTGTGGGCGCCGGCCTTCGTGTACAACCACCGGCGTGACCAGTAATCGTCAGTGTCTTTCCACTGTGGAGCGACGGCCATCTCCGACTGCACAACCTCGCGGATGCATTTCCTCAAACGTTCCGTATCCAGAATAACGCCCTTGTATTGTGAGAAAAGGTCGGGCGTGACTCTATATTTAATATCCTCCCAAGGTACCAAACGTGAGACTCCCCGTCCTAAGAGAGTCTCTAACTCGCATACAGTAGGCCCCCACCGTTCCGCCTGGAGACCCAAAGCCTTAACGCGAGTGTTCAACTTCTTGAGCAATTCTGGAACTTTGCGCAACACGCCCAAAACTCCATACGCTTTACAACCAAGAGAAGCCCTGGCGGATGCCAACCATATTAACCACCCGGTCGCTTCGTCGTTCGCTAGACCGTTTAGGAACCTCGGATCTCCCGCCAACACTGAGGCGAGCTCCGGCATGTACGTCCGAGCGTCATGCCACACGTCTTTAAACCACAAATTTATCTTGTGATCGAAATCCGTCTTCTTTGTAGGGAACACATCTCTCTCAGGGACGCCCTCCCACCAAGTTCCGATTGAATCTCTGGACCAAGATTCGAATCGAGAGCCCCCTGGCGAGAGACTGTGACCTCGAGCCGCACCTACAAAACACTTCTCCACACTCCCCGCCGCATCCGACACCTTAGTGAAGGTGCTGAGCAAGGCCAGGTCCTCATCACCCCTACTAGCACCGCGCGCGCTATCCACTACCCAAACTTCAGAAGCGCGCGGCGCAATAACTAATTCATACCATATAATATCTTCTACAGTAACACTTAACCCCACATCCAACTGCACTGGGATTATATATGAATGCAACGCTGCCAACACTGCAGCCCATGGGCCGCAGGCTGCCCTGGCGACATTGCCACAAATAACAGCCTCACTAACTGACTTACAACTACTACCCACCACCCGACACAAGACACTGACCGGAAGAAGCCTAAGCGCTTCCTCCAGGCTCTTTGGTCTCTCCTCCTCCATCGGTTCTGATGATGGGTTTCTGGCCCGTGCTAGGGTCCAGAGGTGCCGTAATGGTGTCCTTCTGAGTCGGGGGCGGCGGTCCTGTTACAGGCAGGGGGAGGGTTGCAAGATCAGGTGAGGGCAAAATAGCGACACGAGGGGCAGGCTCGGGCTGCGCTATGACGGGGTAGTTGTTAACGCTAACTAAGCGCACAGGATCATCGACACGCTGAGACAGCCAGCGCGTCAAACGCTTCGCATGTCCGGGGACCGAATGGTGAGTCGTACTAGTAGGCTTCGCAGGGGATCCGTTGACGCGGAAGAAGCCTAAGAGGGATTCCACCTGTCCGGTGCCCCAATCCATAAGCGAAGGGTCATTACCGTTACCAGCGTAGGTGTACGACACGACGTTCACACCAGTAAAGAACCCTTCAGCAGGATTAGGCATAGGATTGTGAGGGGTAACCCATCTACGGTCAGCACAGTTAGTCAGCCCAGGGTCGACGAACAAGGCGTCGGTCGTGTACGCACCTAAGTTAGGTTCAACCGACTGTTCCATGAACCCGAGACCATTCTCACGACGATAAGAGCCAGAGAGTAGGTAAGAATACCCACGCGAACGCAAACCACCCTTCCCGAATTTGAGTTTTACCGTGAGTCCAGGTGGGAAAGTGCCGTTGCGGTGAGTTGGGACGTCGGGATGGATCAGATCATCGTACCCGCAGAATGGGATCGTTTTACGACCACCCCTAACAGCGGGCATGAACAACTTGCCCGTATCGCCGGTGACCAAGGGGGAAGGTTCAACCCACCAGAACGGGATGATCGCGTCGTTTTCGAGGTGTCTGTCTACTCTGTCAGCAGTGAAAAAGGCGGCGAAGCTATGTTCATCACCCACCGCTCCATGGTGCAACTCGAACCGGTCTGCAACCAACCGGCGCCAGATCCCCATCACGTCATAGACACGTTGATGGAGCCCTTCGAAGTTCGAGGGACGATTCTCACCGCCCGGAATGTCCTTTTCAAAGACGGTGGGGATGCCCTCGACTTCGGAGTCGGCCACGGCAACCAAGCCAGCGAACGTAAGATATAGAGCTACACAAATCTTAGTCGCATCCTCAGCTGCGATTCTGCGGCGTAAGGGGAGGGACATGAACTCCTCCGTAGTCACAGCAATGATCCCAGCACCCGGCGGGTACATAGCATCGGCAAGCGCCTTGCGTACCCATCCTCCTTCATCCGTGTGAGACCATAGAGACCAAGAATACGTCATGCCCCTGAAAAAGGCTTGCATGTGGTGTCCTGCACAAGCACAGCCTTGAGCAGCGCAGAACACGTTGTTGGCTAGCTTTAGAGCGAAGCCGGCTAACTCAGCCCCTTGGAGAGGTCGAGCCGTGCGGTCAGGGAGGAGGTCGGCCATCAGTTGCAGCGAACGAATGCCGCCGGCGAACGCCAAGTAAGCGAGGGTGACGTACTCACGCGAGGACACGGCGATCCCGGGGCCGATGGTCAACTGTCCCGATACGGGGACGGACCAACTAGGGGACAACAACCTAACCGAAGCCAGACCGCGGTCGTAGTTAAACTCAGCGTTGTTACTGCCAGCAGCGGCTGCAACGCCGAGGACGTACGCAAAACCGCGCAGATCGAACAATCCGTCAGACACGCTCGCAACGGAATACGAAGTACGCGGACGCAACTCCTCCATAAGCGCACGTATCAAATCGGGAGATTGAGTCCCGACGTAGGAAGCGTCAAGAGTGACCTCGAGCCCGCCTGCGAGGTTGTCACACTTGGTACTACCCTGAACGACATACGTTAAGTCACTACGCCCCTCAACGTTTTTGCCGGCCAGAGTACCATGAACCGAGTGAGCAATGGACAAGCCCAACCTCACTGAGTTCTCGTCATCGTTCCAACGCTTGAACGCCGCCGCGTTAAGCTCGGAACTGGGTGGTAAGAAGCCGATGATATCCATACTGGGTACGACTGTGTCGTTAGTCCGGAAATTATCGGGAGACTCTTCATTTATCGGGTTATGGCTATTGTTAGGGCATAGGCCAACACGGTGGCATACCTCATTACACCCCGAAGCGAGTAGGCACGTCGCAATGACACACTCTCTCACACCTTGCATTCCGCATATGCATACCCCCTATTCCGTCCATTAAAGCGGATCCCAGAAGGATTTCGACGGCTTCCACAGCGAAATAGCACGGTGCCGCAACC